TTATCTTTTTGGCAGGACCTTGAGTGGCATTAGTAGCGTGTCTAACTTCTGGTTTATGCATAATATGTTCCTTTTTTTACAAACTATAAGTTGAGAGAGTGTTTTGACACACTCTCTCACTATTTATCTATTCATTGTCTACGTCAAATGATGTACCAGCAAGGTAGTAAATAACATCGTTAGCAACACCACCAGGAGAATTTGCTCCTGCAGTAAGTTGAATACCAATGAAAGCATCGTTCAGAGTAGCACCACCAAGGATATTAGCACCTAAATTAAGTGCTGTTGCAGTATTCTCACCCATCGGAACAACCTGAGCTGGAGTGAATCCAGGTGCCGTTGTAAGAGGGAATGCAAATGCTGTAAATCCTGTAGTATCTACATCAACCGTGATAGTATTAAACTTACCATCAGCATCAGCTTGTCTAATTGCAACAATAGTAGCTTGCAATCCATTCAATTCTGTCATACCATATGCGGCTGCAGTTATAGGAGGAACGATAAATCTTACAACCTGTCCTACCGTATAGCTGTGAATCACTGATAAGGAAACAATAGCTTGAGTAGCTTGTGAAACCTTAGTTATGTAACGACTACTTGGATAGAAGTAAGGATTATAAGGAATACGTCTAAATGTTCCAGCGCCAGGGTTAGCGTTAGCTATTTGAGCCATAAATGGAAGCGCAAAACTCACGCCTGGAGTTAAAGTATCGATGGTAAAGTCTAAACCACCTAACTGAAGAGCACCAACAGTAGAGAAAATACGTACAATATCACCATTACTTAATGATGATGTATTAGCAGTATTAACTACAGGAGGATTTCCGGCAGTAATACCCGTAAGCGCTAATGAAGCACCTGGTAAGTTAACAGAAGAATCTACTAAGTAGAAACCTGCGTTAGCTGCGATTTGAGCTACAGCAAGAGCACCTGTTACAGCAGTCTTAGTGTAAATCGTACCACGGCCTTGCGCCATTCCCCGTTGCCAGTAGAATTCTGCGCCAGCACCTGCACCAGCGGCGTAGGACACTGTTTCATTTTTGATTAATACCCAATCAATACCAGAGCGTAGTTGTATTGTTACAAAAGTACCATCAGCGGTAAAACGACCTTGATTAGTTCCTGAAAAAACAACTGACATAGCGTTCTCCTTATCTTAGCGTACAACGCATGTTGGTTATCCAGAGATCATTAAGAATACGCGGAACTTCAGCAAATACATAACCAATGGTTACGTTCTGAAATAGCGGATCCGAGAACACTGGCGGTCTATACAAGAAACGTGCAGAATAGTTATCTTGCTCTACGCAAGCCAACGCTTCCATACCTTGTACAAACACGTTATAAACATCATTACCTAATGCTGAAGCGTTAGGAGAAATAGATGCTACAGAAGAAAGCATGAAGCGAACGTTATTAACGCTACCCCACTCACTTCTTAACACACGGTTATCATTTGGATAATTCCATTTAGAAATGAATCCATTAATGTTATTCAGATCTTTAGACAACTTAGTGTGACCTAAAGCTAAATAAGCATCACGAACTGGACCAGTTCCAAATTTATCTTCCCCACCGATAGTGTCGAGCAACATCCAGGCATCATTAGTTAATAATGCAGAGGTTACTTCATCAATATCAGAAAGAGATAGATCAGTTGGAAGATCACCATTATTACCACCAGTACAGTTATACATGGAAGCAGTAGCTGCTAACATGTCACGTGTAAGCTGATCTTCGGTCATACGAAGGCTAAGCCCTAAGAGCTGAGCAGTTTCGTTCAAGACCGGGTCTTGATTTTGTAATGTACATTATTCTGTTACTTTTATGACCAAATGTTTTCTATTTGGCGGGAATCACTCTTCGGAGATTCCTCACTATGTTTCCATAGTGTTCAGACTATCGCTTCACCTATCATTAGGTGTCTACCCGCTTTAGTCGTTGACGCTGGCTTTAATTTACGATAAACTAGTAATATACTATTAATCGTAAAGGATATTACATGATTAGCAAATACATTCCTAAAGACTACACTATCGCTCAATTGGCTTATTTGGCTGGCATTCTTGATGGGGAAGGTTCTTTTATTATAGGTTGTTATGCCTTTAGCAAAAAAACTGGAGTCCCACATTTTCACACAACTATTCAAGTTACAAGTACCGATAAAGTTCTTATCGAATGGCTTGTTGATAACTTCGGTGGAAAACTTTCTACTTATACCGCTAGACAAATGGCCAGCAACTGCAAACGCGTCCCATTTAGATGGACTATTTTTGCTGATCGCGTTAAACATCTTTGCGAGTGTACATTGCCCTATCTTATTATTAAGAAAGAACAAGCTCAGATAATGATCGAGATGAGAAATACTTTTGAGAAAACAAGAATGCAAAAAGGACAGCAAGGAACTCAACCTATTGAAAAGGAAGTTCTTGATATTCGTTATTCCTTGTTTCACAAACTTAAGTCTCTTCATATTCGCTAATCCTATAATTCAATTGCCTTGCGCAGTGTCACCCACGTTTTCACGCTAGGGCTTCCACCTCAATTAGGGCTGATTTAAAGCAGGCTACATCGTTAACCTGCTGATTAATTGCTACGTAAAGTCCATAAAATGACATAGTAGCATCAATATCAACACGATTTAATGGAGTCGCTGGAGGAGTTGCGCCACTAGGTCCCAAAGGAACTGGAGCGGTTGGCAATCTATCATAGCGAGCCATACGTAAAGTTCTACCACCTTTTGCCGGCAAACGTTTTGAGAGTGCACCTAATTTCATAATTAGGTTCGGTGTTCTTACCGATAAAAGCACGTCATCAAAAGTTTGTTGGACAGGAGCTGGAAGAGTTGAAGGTGTAGTTATCATACACTCACTCCTAAAGTACAAACTATATTGAACTGTTTTTTTCACCATGAGTGGGATGACTACTCATTACATCCCTGAAGTGGCGAACTTCATTACGCCGAAAGAAAGTGGTTGATGAGACCCGATACATCTGTAATTAGCGAGATTACGTTACGCTAGTTGATAGTATAGTAAGAGTTGGGGGTAAAATACAAGAAATGTGAACAGATTTTATTGTCAAAATATTCTTGTAGATTCGAAATACACAAGTGAATCTACAAGAATATTTTGATAGTCGGGCTCAGAAAAGAGTAAACTGAACCCTAAAGTAAGCACTTTATTATTGTTTATTACGTATCGCTTCTTCAACTTGGCGACGAAGTTGATCTTTACGTTCTTCACTCAGGATACGTCTATCGTAATCACCAACACGAGCCAAAGGTGTGTCTCCTGACTGTGGAGCAGCATTAGCAGCAGAACGAGGTTTCATTCTATTCTCTTCTACTCGCTTATCAAGCTCATGGTACTGATCAGCAATAATACCACTATGTTTAATTAATTCATAGGCAGTATACCCCTTATCATATACATCGGGATTTGATAGAATAGTTCTATATAACGAAGGCTTTTGCGAAGCTAATTTTTCTAAGTTTTCTTTAGTTACTACACTATCAAAATCATTAAATTGATTCTTAAGCCGCATTTCAGCTTGAGTCAACGCATTCTGTTGATTGTATTCTTCAAATTGCTTTTTAGTATTTCTTAATTCTTGCTTAAGGTTTTTTACATATTTTTTAAGATGCTTACCCTCAATATATGTATCATCGCTAAGATCAAAATCGTCATCTTCATTATCAACTACCTGCATTTTGCTTGCTTGTTGTTGTGACATATTCATCTGAACCATACGCTCTAATTCAAGCGATCTTCGCTCAGCCGATTCTGCTCTTTCCCTTAAAATACGCATATTAGCCTCTTTATGAGACTCTTGTGCAGCATTCTGTTGCGGTTGCTCAGTAGTTTTTTCTTGTTCAGTAGGATACAGATGTTCTGCTCCGCTATTTAACTCATCAAACATGCGCTCTCCCCATCGTTGATCTTAATAACTGCGTCTCTTTTTTCACCATTCTCTTTTTTAACCCAATCAAGTAACTCGCCACTTTCCATCAAAATGACGAACTTAGCTAAATCTTCAGTTTCTTTATCATGTATATACTGAGCTTTGTTGTTAAGTATATGATAATACAATATAGGATCTGGTATAGACCATAAGAACTCAAGCTCAGCTGATCCTGTCTTATATTTCCATACCGATTGTTTATACACTGGCGTAGGGCAAGACTTTCGTGCCAATGGTATAATTTTAGGCTGCCTTAAAACACGATCTACCGTAGTAATAAGTACTATATAAAAATCTTTGCCTCTATAGCCATCTTTATCTTTTGCTTCATGTGCCGTATGTCGAAGACGAGCCATAATATCAGGCTCCATCGCACGGCGATATTCTATAATATCATCTTCAAGATCTAATCGTAGATGATCATGCTCAAGAATTGTCTTACCAGCTAATTTCTTTTGCTCCATAGTGCTCCCTTGTATCGATTTACCGTATATATATACCATATACACATAAAATTCTCTATTATATCAGCTTTTAAAATGCCCCACTCTTTTTGGTACACTTTAATACTATCAATGGAAATGTTTTATATTTACACAATAAACTGAATGTGCTATCATTTTTATCTTTAATTATACAATGTGAATAAGGATTTCTATGAAAACTATCCTCGTGCTACTGTTAATGCCTTTTTCTCTTCTACCAATGCATTTCGACAATGTGGCTTTCAATCAAATAATAAAGAGACCACAAAAAAAGACATTCAAATGCAAAATCTTTAATGCAAATGATATGCCTATCAAGAAGATTGAATCCAATCAAATAAATAATGAAACCATAATAAGAGCAAGAATACGTATTCTTGCAAATATCGAAGCAAACTCCCTGTAAAACAATACCCCCCTGA